GGTGATCTACGTACCTGTAGTTGATGTAAGAGATGGTATGGCCGAGCGTGCTCTGGCTGAACAGATCATCAAAGCAACAAACAAGTCCAAGTACATAGTGTACAACCAATACCATGTTTCTAAGAAAAACCAAACCTTATGACAAACACTGTACACAAGTGCAAGATCTATTGCCACAGTATAGATCCAACCCAGGCAGACATATTGGGAATGTCAGATGACACCGGTAAGTGGTTGCCCTTTGCTTTCCATATGGATATTGTCATAGCCTGTAAGCTAACTACAGATGAGGATGACAATGAAACATTTGGATGCACCAGCATCTTTACAGAAAACGGTGACACGTTTATTCTGGATACATCTTACAAAATCTTCCAGGACCTATTTCTCAAATATCATAACGTAGAATCTACAACTGATCCGGAACCAGAACTCTAACCTATAAAAAACCAAAATATGCAAGAAGAAAATGTACAAGAGCAGCAGTCTGCCACACCCCCTACAAAAGAAGAACTAATCCAGTTTTTTCAGGAACAAATTGATGTAAAGAAAGTGCAATACGAGCTCCAGGAACTGAACACCAAGCTAGCGGTGGCCAGGGCTGAGGAGCTAAAGGCATTGTCTTTTATTTCTCAGATGACCAATCCTAAAGCTCAAGGATCTGAGTATGAAGGTGGCACTCCACACACCATCACCCAGGAAGACATGGATAATAATCCGGAACTGGCAGAACAGGGCATACAGGTGGGTGATGAGGTGTTGATTCCTCAAACAAAAGAAAAGAGATCACTGAAGAAGAAATAAGTAATGCAAACGCTTTACAATCTAAAGGACATTAAAGAGTCTTTTAAGTTTGAACGTGAGCATCCCAAAGAGTTGCGTTGGGATGACAAGTACAAAATGTACATGTTGACCCAACATGGTAAATGCCAGGGTGTTTGGCTCAGGGATAAAACTCACGGACTGGTTGCTGAAATGATTGTAAGCTGGGAGAGTGATAACATCCTGCACGCAGACAGTATAACAGTGTTACCAGAGTTTAGAAGAAAGGGTTTAGCTACACAGCTTATAGAAGAAACCCTTAACTGGGCAGAAAACATGGGTTTTGAATACATGGTGGGTGAGGCAAGAAAAGGCAGCTCTTGGAACGTGTTTGAAAACCTTGGTGCGTCACCTCTGTTTGAGCACAAAAACTGGAACGGTACGGGAGAAACGTACATGTTTTTTAAAATGAAGATTTAAAATGGCAATAGTAAATCAGGTGGATAAAAGAGTCAGAATGAACCGCTGGGACATAGTTAAGTACCAGCTGATGACTCATTGCTACCTAACAAAAATACAGGTGAGTGAAAATGACCTGGAATGTCTCACCCTTCTTGCCATCAATGGGGAACAGGAGCTAACCAGCTTTTGTAATGTAGCCCATGATGAAAAGATCTTTTCTTCTACGCAATCCGTAAGGAATTGCCTTACCAAAGCAGAAAAAAAGAACTTGATAAAAAAAGAGGGTAAGAACAAAAAGAAGATCTACATCAATCCGGAACTCAATGTTCATGCAAATGGTAACATTTTGCTTGACTTTAAATTTTTAAGTGTTGAAACCAAGCAAGGCTAAAGACTTTATTCCTGAGGTGGCTGAGGAAACCGGCTTGTCAGAAGATACAATAACTGCTATAGTTAATTTCTATTGGCAAGAGGTTAGAAAATCACTTTCAGGACTTAAACATAGCCGGGTTCACGTCACCAACCTTGGGGATTTTGTAATCAAGCACTGGAAGCTGGATGAGAAAATTACCAAGCTGGAACGCTTTGAAGAAAATAACAGACTGAAAGGTCTGCAGCAAATGACTGCTAGGTTTAAAACAGTGGAAACACTGTTTGATCTAAATGCTCTAAAGTCTATTATGGATGAGGAAAAGCAGCGTGCTGAATTTATAAAAATGCATAAACGTACTTCTTATGTCAACAAAAGAGAACTTAATCAAGATCTGGAAGAGCAAGAATCAAATACTTGAGGGTATAACCAATAGTATTTTTAAAAAAGAGGATGTTGAGCAAATAGCAGAACAAAGAATTGACATCTGTATGGCTTGCTCTTTATATGATGAAAAAGGAACAGGATGTATGGTGCCCGGTACAGAACCATGCTGTGATCAGACTAAAGGAGGTTGCGGATGCTCATTGAAATTTAAGACAAGATCATTATCAAGTGCATGCCCTTTGGACAAATGGCAAGCAGAAATGACCCAGGATGAGGAAGATAAGCTAAACCAAAAACTGGGACTGTGATATGGCTGTAGTGTCAAACAATGATAGTGTCATGCTTGAAGTGGTGCACTCTGTGTACAAAAAGAAGGTGAAGTATGAGGTGATGCCTGAAGGTGAGTTGTTTCCTCATGAAAAAGAAGTGCTTCATAAGCAGATACGTGTAAAGAAATGGTTTAAAAAAGAAGCCATAAGCAGTGTGGAAGAATACGTTACTTCTAAAAATACTATAGCCAAAAACCGCTGTATAGTTTTTGATAAATATTCCGGAAGGTTTTATGCCACATTTCATCAGCTCAACGAGGTGGTAAAAACACTAGAACCCCAACCCTATAAAAACCAAATTGGATTCACCTATGATACTAAGGTTTACACCACAGGACCACAAGTACACCAGCATAAAACCAGAGGATCAACAAGACTGGGTGTCGGTGACAAGCTTTATCGGAAATTTTAAACAACCTTTTGAAGCAGATAAGATAGCAGAAAAATCCGCTAAGAATAAAAAAAGCAAATGGTATGGTATGACGCCTCAGGCTATAAAAGATGCCTGGAAAGCAGAAGCCAACCGTGCAACTACACTAGGTACATGGTACCACAACTGCAGAGAACAAGACTTGTGTGCATTGGAAACAATAGACCGTTCAGGTGTAACGGTTCCTATTGTAAAGCCTATTGAATTAGAAGGCGTCAAATACTCCCCTGATCAGAAGCTCAATGATGGAGTGTATCCCGAGCACATGGTTTATCTGAAATCAGCAGCACTTTGTGGGCAGTCAGACTTAGTTGAAGTGGTCAATGGATATGTAAATATTACAGACTACAAGACTAACAAAGAAATCAAGAGTGAGGGATTTACCAACTGGGAAGGTATTACTACCAAAATGCTACCACCAGTGCATCATCTTGATGACTGCAATCTTAATCACTACACACTGCAGCTTAGCCTGTATATGTACATTATTCTTAAACACAATCCCAAACTAAAGCCTGGAATACTCACCATTCATCACATTATGTTTGAAGAGGTGGATAAGGACAAGTTTGGTAATCCAATTACTGCCTTGGATACCAACGGTGATCCTATTGTAAAAGACATTGTGCAATATGATCTGCCTTATATGAAACAAGAGATAATGTCACTACTACATTGGTTAGAAGACAATCGACATAAACTGAAACCCAAAAGCTAATGAAAGAACCCAATCGTGTACGTAAGAATGAAATCAAGTTTGGCGTACAGTTAAATGAAGAGCAGAAAGAAGCCAAACAGTTGATAAGAGAAAATCAAGTGGTGGTGATTACAGGAAGAGCAGGATGTGGTAAGTCATTAGTTTCTGCACAGGTGGCTCTGGACTTTTTATTCCAGAAACAGATTCAGCAGATCCTGGTTACAAGAGCCACTATAGAAGTGGGTAACTCCCTTGGACTCTTACCTGGTTCTTTAGAAGACAAGTTTAATCCTTACTTGGAAGCATTCGTAGAGAACCTTCAGAAATGTGTAGACAAAAACCGAGTTGCACAGATGGTCAGTGAACAACAAGTGAGTGCAATGCCGGTGCAGTTTATTCGTGGTAAAACCATAGATGATGTACTTATTGTAGAAGAAGCCCAGAATCTGACCAAAGCACAGATGCTGGCTATTCTTACACGTCTTGGTAAAACAGGAAAGATCATTATTAACGGGGACAATGAGCAGAAAGATATTAAGGATGAGTATAACGGATTGTCTTATGCTATTGAGCTTTCTAAAAAGATCACAGAAATAAAGTGGATCAAGTTAAAAGAAAACCATAGGTCTGACCTGGTAGGAAAGATCTTAGAATACGAGTATAAATGAGAGTGGTGTTTGACCATATCAACGGTTTTGGAAAGGTGAGTGACCAGGATTTCATTTACTCCCAACCTTATGGAGAACTGGAGCCAGGTGAATCAGCCGAGCAAGCACTTGAGCAGGGATGGATTCCCTGGGATGGATCCTGGTATAACCTACGTTCGGTAAGGATAGATGTTGCTTTATACAAACCACATGAAACTACCCGCAGGCTGGCCAAGAAAGTCCAGTGTAAGTATAAAAAGTTTGAGGACAAACCTATCTACAGGGAGCTGTATCAGAAGTATTGTGACTACCACGGGTTTGAAAGAACGATTACCTGGGAACAGTTATTTACTGGTGACATGATTGCCTACTACGTAGATGAAAACATAGTGGGTTATTCTAACATTGAACGATACGGATCTGCACTGGTAGCTACGCAGTTTGTCTGGGACTATGAAGAGCCCAAGTTATCTCTTGGAAAAATTGCCCAGATGTACGAGTGTGAAACCGCAAAATCTTTAGGATGCACACATGTGTACATACTGGGTGGATATGAAGAATGTTGTTTGTATAAATCAGACTTCTACGGGTTTGAATGGTGGACCGGAAGAGGATGGCTTCAAGACAAAAAACTTTATAAAGAACTCTGTAAAAGAGATGAAAAAGCGGTGGTAAGTTATGACGATATATGAACCTGTGAACCGAGTAGAAGTGAGTACACCCAAAGGTGATGGGATCATCTGGCTTGTGACGGACTATGGACATGAAACAAACACTATTTATACCGTGATTATAGATGCTACCGGTGAGTTCTGGCAGTTTACACACCAGGACATAAGAGCTAAGAAGAACATAACATTTGGAAGAACATGATTAGATTATTTGATATACAAAATGGAAAGGTGACAGCTTCAGAACATTGCTATACGCTGAAGTTTTTAAAGGATATTATGGATGAGTATCCGGATGAACATTTACGGATATATGCGTATCTGTTTTACATGACTTGTCCTAATCCTGATCTTAATCCATTTTTTGATGTACCAGAACGGGATAAAGAGGAAATTATTTTACAAGAGGTGGATGCAGATTTTTCTACAGATGATGAACTAATCACACATGCTATAAAAAGATGTAAACAGTTGTATGAAACTCCAACATATAGAGCATATGAAGGCATTAAAGTGGCTTTGGATAACATGGCCAATTTTATGAGAACTGAAACAGTAACATCTGGACGTGACGGATCAGCCACCGCTATTTTAAGAATAGCTGAACGATTTGACCAGGTGAGGCAATCTTTTAAAGGTGTTTATAGAGACCTGATGGAAGAACAACAATCACAAGTAAGAGGAGGACAAAACCTAGCATATGATCAATAACCTACATCACTACAGAGCAACTGTTACACGAATTTTAGATGGAGACACCGTAGAATTAGTAATTGACCTGGGCTTTACGGTTCAATGGAAATCTACCTGCAGACTCTTTGGTATTAACACTCCAGAACTGACAAGCAAAGACCCGCTAATTCGTGCTAAAGCACTAGAAGCAAAACAGTATTTGATAGACAAGCTACCGCTAGGTGGCCAGGTGTATATCAAAAGCCGTGAGCTAGATAAATACGGAAGACCACTAGCAGATTTATATTATGCTGCAGAGTTTAAACATATTAACAAAGAGCTGCTTGACCTAGCACTAGCAGTGAAAATGTAAGGTGGTGGAACTGGCAGACACGCTACCCTGTCTCGGTGGTGCTCTCTTAGCGGTTTTTGAACCACGGAGAGTTTGGACGTTCGACTCGTCCCCTTACAGCTTAACCAATTAAAACCATACACATGGAAACGATGGATTTCGGTGGAGCTATCAAAGCTCTGAAAGCAGGTCAGAAAGTAGCACGTACAGGATGGAACGGTAAGAATATGTTCCTGACACTGGCAGGTGGCTACTCCATTCCTAAAGACAAACTCAGACCAGGTACGCACATCACTGCTGAGTTTTTAGAAGCTCGTGGTGTAGATGAGATGGTCATCGTACCACATATTGACATGTGGACTGCTCAAAACAACTATGTATCCGGTTGGCTTGCATCTCAGACAGACATGTTAGCTGAAGACTGGATAGTAATAAACTAAAGCGGATAAAACGTGCAGTAGCCGCAGGGGTCCTAGGCCCCACTGCACTCCATTTAAAATCCCAACCTATGAAAAATGAAGTTTACACAGATCTTGAACCGTTTTCTACAGAACACCCTAGTGGACCTCGGAGTGCTCTTTACGATTTTGTCTTCCATTTTAATCCTTACACTAGCCTCTGGTCTGCTATTCATCGTGATGATTATCTGCAGTATTGGAGTGATGGCAGTCATTCCCGTGTTATTCGTAGTAAATCTGTTGATACTCTTCAGGAAATTATTATAAAGACAGGCGGAGTGTTGAGTAAAATAGAACAGTTGACCCGTGAGCAGTAACATTTATAAAGAGGTTCCTACTTACGACAATGGTCAGTGGACAGTTACTACGTTTTATACCCGGGAAGAGTTCCGGGATTTTGTGTTGTTCCTGTTCAAAGAGCCTGGTCAGTATAACTTTGATGAAACCACCCGGATCTTCAATGCAGAAGGACGTAAGTTTCAGAAACAAGGATACTATTGTAATGCTCCTATTAAGAGTAAGGACTTCATTGCCTACTGGGATGACCAAAAAAACAAATGTCGCAACGGTATTATTGTAAAAGGAAACGGAAACACCTGGTTTGTTCCCAGGGATTACTATATGTGGCTAAACTTTCTTCCCATCTATGACAAGGAAGAAAAACGTTTTGACTTTGCTAAGGTGAGAGATGCCCAGTATCACATGGCACTCTATGAACACCTGGCTGAACTGCACTACAAGCATGCTGTTATTTTAAAGAAACGTCAGATAGCCTCTTCTTATTTCCATATGGCTAAGCTGATCAACCAGTGGGTGTTTGAAGCAGGTTCTATTTGTAAGATTGGTTCTTCTTTAAAAGACTACATTAACGAGAAAGGATCCTGGAAGTTTCTCAATGAGTATAGAAACTTCTTGAATGAACACACTGCTTGGTATAGACCAGCAGAACCGGACAAAGTGTTTGCCTGGGAACAGAAGATCAAGGTGCGTATAAATGGTCGTGATACATATAGAGGATTAAAGAGTACCATCAACGGATATTCATTTGAAAAAGATCCTACCAATGGTGTCGGTGGACCGGTTACTTACTTCTTTCATGAGGAAGCAGGTATTGCTCCTAAAATGGATGATACATATGGATTCATCAAACCTGCACTGAAATCTGGTCACATCATTACCGGTCAGTTTATAGCTGCAGGATCTGTGGGTGATCTGGACCAGTGTGAACCGATGAAAGAGTACATCATGCACCCGGAAGAAAACGGGTTTTATGGTGTAGAAAGTAGTTTATTAGATAAGGACGGTACGATTAGTATAACTGGTCTGTTTATACCAGAGCAATGGAGTATGCCTCCTTATATAGATGATTATGGTAACTCTAAAGTGGAAGAAGCTCTGGCTGCTCTTGATGCACAGTTTGAAAAAGCTAAGCGTGATCTTGCACCTGAAGCTTATCAGTTAGAAGTATCACAGCATCCTCGTAATATAGAAGAAGCATTTGCTACCAGAAAGGTGAGCGTGTTTCCTCCACATTTACTTAGTAAACAACTGCAGCGTATATCAGATAAAGTTTATCCCGTAGAATATCTTGATCTGTCAAGAAATGCAGAAGGAAAGATTATTGATAAACCAAGCAGAAAGATAGCTATATCAGAGTTTCCCATTTCTAAGAAGACAGAAGATAAAGAGGGAGTAATATGTGTGTATGAACGACCTGCTAAAGATCCCACGTTTGGTATGTATTACGCTTCTGTGGACCCAGTAGGAGAAGGTAAGACTACAACTTCAGACTCTTTATGTGCTATTTACATATACAAAAACCCAGTAGAGGTTATTAAAGACCATGGTAATGGACAAATAGAAAACCATATAGAGCGTGACAAAATAGTTGCATCCTGGTGTGGGAGGTTTGATGATCTTAACAAAACCCATGAACGGCTGGAGATGCTCATAGAGTGGTATAATGCCTGGACAGTGGTCGAAAATAACGTAGCCCTGTTTATCCAGTACATGATTTCTAAAAAGAAGCAGCGTTATCTGGTACCCAAGGACATGATCTTATTCCTAAAAGACATTGGTGCCAACCGCAACGTGTTCCAGGAATACGGGTGGAAAAACGTAGGTACTCTGTTTAAGGGAACCATCCTGTCTTATGGGATTGAGTTTTTAAAAGAGGAGCTGGATCACGAGACCAAAGCAGATGGAGAGATCGTCAAGACTATCTATGGGG